GTCCGAGCTCCGCCGAGCTGGTCCGAGCTCCGCCGAGCTGGTCCGAGCTCCGCCGAGCTGGTCCGAGCTCCGCCGAGCTGGTCCGAGCTCCGCCGAGCTGGTCCGCCCAGGCCGCGCTCCCTGGTGCGAGCTCCCAGGCGCGCGGACCGGGACCCCTTTTCGACCAGCAAAAACCGAGGGCCACGGACCAGGGGCCAAAAAACAGGCCGGGTCGCGAGCTGCGCAGGCCTTGGCCCGATTTCACACGCTAAATGCTGCTCGGAACAGAATTGGGTCCCCTTTTCCGGCCAGCTTTGGTCCTGCCTGCTGTGTTCCGAAAACCCACCCCCTTGATTTATGATTGCTGCACTCCCGTGGATCATGGTTTCACGTGGATCCAAACTTAAAGTAAAGTCTTAAGAGAGCCGCGTTATGTCAAATCTGATCCCTGAAGAGTTAGAAGCGGAACGTCTTCGTTTGGAGCTCAGGCTCTCGCAGCTTGAAGCACAAGACCGCGCCAGGAACAACTTCCTGGACTTCGTGAAATACGTCTGGCCGGCCGCGGTCCTTGGTCCTCACCACTCGAAGATGGCGTCAGCTTTCGACAGGATTGCAAAGGGAAGCCTGAAGCGGCTGATCATCAACATGCCGCCCCGGCACACGAAGTCTGAGTTCGCGTCTTATCTCTTGCCTGCGTTTCTCATGGGCCGTGAGCCGCGAACCAAGGCCATTGAAGCGACCCACAACAGCGAGCTTGCTGTCCGTTTTGGCCGGAAGGTCCGGGACCTGATGGACACGGACATATACAAGGAGGTGTTTCCGGATGTGAGTTTGAAGCAGGACAGCAAGGCTGCTGGCCGGTGGGACACGAACCGTGGCGGGGAGTATTTTGCTGTGGGCGTGGGCGGGGCGATGACCGGGCGGGGTGCGGACGTTTTGATTATTGACGACCCGCATTCGGAGCAGGATGCTTTGTCAGATCTTGCTTTGGACAACGCGTGGGAGTGGTATAGCTCGGGCCCCCGCACCCGTTTGCAGCCGGGCGGGGCGATCGTGATTGTGATGACGCGTTGGGGGACGAAGGATCTGACGGCGCGGTTATTGAAGGCGCAGTCCAGTCACAACGCGGATCGGTGGGAGGTGATTGAGTTCCCGGCGATTTTGCCCAGTGGTCGGCCGTTGTGGCCGGAGTTTTGGAAGTTGGAGGAGTTGAATGCTGTCAAGGCGTCGTTGTCGGTGCAGAAGTGGAACGCGATGTATCAGCAGCAGCCGACGAACGATGAGGGCGCGATTCTGAAGAGGGAGTGGTGGAAGGTGTGGCCGCACGATGAGCCGCCGATCGTGAACTACATCATCCAGACGATGGACACGGCGTACTCGAAGAAGGAGACGGCGGACTTCTCTGTCATCACGACTTGGGGCGTGTTTTATTTGGATGAGGACTCGGGGGCGAATATTGTCTTGTTGGACGTGAAGCGTGGTCGGTGGGACTTTCCGGAATTGAAGCGGGTCGCAAAAGAGCAGTATGACCACTGGCAGCCGGACAACCTTTTGATTGAGGCAAAAGCGACGGGGACGCCGTTGCAGCAGGAGCTGCGGCGGATGAATATTCCGGTGACGATGTATTCGCCGGGTGGGCGGAGGTCGGGAACGGACAAGGTGGCGCGGGCCAACTCTGTGGCTCCAATTTTGGAGTCTGGGATTGTGTGGGCCCCGGACACGGATTGGGCGGAGGAGTTGGTGGAGGAGTGTGCGGCGTTCCCGAACGGGGACAACGACGACATGGTGGACGTGACGACGATGGCGCTCATGCGGTTCCGGCAGGGGAACTTTGTGAGTTTGAAGACGGACGACTGGGGTGAGCCTGCGCACCGCGACCTTGTTCCGGAGTACTATTGACGACTACAATGGCGCGAGCCAGGAGCCGTGAGCCATGCCGAATTATTTGCCCTTCCAAGGCGCTGAGAATGTATCAGTGCCGGACGACCTGAACGGTGAGATGCCTGTTCAGCGGTTTGCGTTTGGGGGGATTGCAAACCCGAGCCAGCAGGCTTTTTTGTCTAAAGCGGACCGGGAGTATTTGCAGGCGCGGCAGGTGGATCTTGACAAGCTGGCGGAGTACGACCGGGCGGTGGAGGCGTACAACAAGGATGTGTATGCGCCGTACGAGAAAGCGTACGGGGAGTATGAGAAGGCGATCAACACCTGGAACGAAGGTCCTCGGACCACGGACTATGCGGGGCCATCCGAGCCCACGCTTTCGCCGTTCACGATTGCCAAGCCTGAGGTGAGTTTTGACCCGCAGGCGGTGGTGGCGTTCCAGAAGGCGGCGGCGCAGCGCGCGCAGGAAGCGGCGGGGCAGCGCGGGCTGGCAATTGACGTGGTCAGTGATCCGGGCAGGTATAACTTGGGCGCGTTGTCCGTGTCCAATGCCTTTATGGCAGAGGGAGGTGAGGTGAAGGCCAAGGACATGTTGAAGCGTGTGGCGAAGGCCGGGCGCAAGGGGGACACGAAGTTGGCGTACGTGGGCCCTGAGGCGCGGGCCATGTTGAAGAGCATGGGTGGGTCGGGGACGGTGAATCCGAGGACTGGGTTGCCGGAGTATGCGTTGGGGAACATGGCCTCTGACTTTAGGGCGATTGCAGCGCAGCCGCCCCCACCCCCACCCCCACCCCCACCTCAGCCTGCCCCCGAGCCTGCTCCTGCTCCTGCCCGTTCGCGGGGTTCGTCATTGGGCGGGCTGTCTCGTTTTAGCCGGGTGGCGAGTTCAACGCCGGCTCCTTCTCAGAGGAGCATGAAGACATTTGACTCGCGTCTCCCGCAGGGACCCAGTTCGACCGCAGAGGCGGACTTGAACAGGGAGCTTCAGCAGTATAAGAAGCTTGCCGCAGACCCAGCGTACAAAGATGCCTCGTGGGTCTCGGAAAACATTCGCAATGTTGAGGGACGGCTGGCCGCGCTCCCGCAGCAGCGCAGTGCGTACGAGACGATGATCCAGGATACGGTGGCCAGGGGAAAGAGGTATGACGAGGCCCAAGCTGCTGCCCGGCCCCCCACGCCGAAGTACGATCTGGAAGCAGAAATGCAGGTCGTGGTGTATGGACCGGATGGAAAGATGTACAGCAGTCCCAGAGCTGCGCGAGATGCGGGAGTAACCAATTACACGACTATCCCGCCAAAGAGTAGCCCGGTTACTCAGCCTCCTCCTGGAATCGACACAAGGGTAGGCCCACCCCTCCCCCCTCCTGGGGGTATGCCGGTGTTCAATCCCAACGACCCCTTCCGGGATATCAACAACCCGAGGCCTGTATCCCCGCCTCCCGGAGGCGTGTTGCCTGGTCCAGTCATGGGGCCCCCTGCTCCGACGCCGCCGGCTCCCGCGCCCGCGCCCGCCCCTGCGCCAACACCGGCACCCCCTCCAGCGCCCACCCCTCCCCCGGTGAGCCCTGTTCCGTCGCCCTTTACCCCTGTGCCAACGCCCCGTCCGGCACCGACGCCGCCGAGCGCGGGGTATTTGCCGGGGACGATTCGGTACAACCCGGTGCTCACGTACCAGGGCCCGACGGCCGTGGACCTTTTGCAGCAGAACCCGTCCCTCGCGCCGAAGCCGGCCGGCGGCCTGCCTAACATGGGTTACACGACGGACCGCCTGGGGAACATCATCCGTGCGCCAATGGCCATCCCGGTGTTTGCCCGAGGCGGGGACGTGGACACGAACGAGCTCTTGCAGCGCGTGAACGAGTACAACTTGTACGGAGACGACCCGGCGTACTACAGCGAGTCGCGGAACATGTTGAACGCGTTGCCGGTGGATGAGACGACGTACAGTGAGTCGCCGTCCAAGATCCAGGTCAAGCGCGTGCGGGGCCAGGAGCTACGGCCCAAGAGCAGTGAGGGCTTTGGCAAGGGCATGGCGATGGAGGTCGAGTCGTTGACCACGAGCAAGGGCGCGTCGCCCAAGGCCCTCAAAGGCACGGCCAAAGACGACTTCATGGAGCTCGCACGAACGTACAAGTTAAAGGCGAAGGAGGCGGAGAACATGGCCCGTGGCCTGTCTCGTGACACCTTCAACGCGCCGACCTTGGAGCGTCCCACGCTCACCAAAGGCTCTCTGACCAAGCGCCGGTTTGAGAAAGGCGGTGAGGTAAAAAAGTCTGAGGGGGAAGGCAGCCCCCAAGAAGAGAAGTCTGCCGGTATGGAACTTCAGGCATTCAAGCGGACGCTGCCAGGTTCGCCTGAGGTTGAGAATCTTCAGTCCGAGACGTTGCAAGCCATCAATCGGATGGATGATGCGACGATCATCGCAACTGCTGACAGGTTGACGGGGAGGACGTTCACCTCTCCTGTCATGGCCCGTGTGGCGTTGGAAAAGATGTTTGGCAATTCGGCGGTGTCCCTTGGCGTGTCGGGCCAAGGCGACGTTTTGCCTGAAAGGGTGTCGGGATACACGGCGGGGTTCAGCACGCCGATGTTCGGGGGCAGGGTTCGTGGTGATGTAGACGTGCCTCGCGGCCCAGGGTCCCCGATGTTCCGGCTGGGCTACCAGAGAGAGTTCAAAGACGGCGGTGAGGTAAAAAAGTCCGTTAAAGAAAGTGAGAAAGAGACACCAAGCGTCTTCCAGGTGTCGGACTATGCAACCGAAGCCTCTCGTCGGATGTTTCCCAGTCAGCTAGGTCAAGACGACCAGCGGGACGCGGCGCGGCACATGTTGGCTGCGGCTAGTTTGGCTCGTAGGTATGGCCCCAAAGCAGCAGAGCTGTTGGGCAAGGCACATGAGTACACGAGCAATCCAAACACGTTCTTCTCAGTGCTCGGGATTGGTGAGCCTCGAGAAGATCTGCCTTACGATCTGCACAACAACCGAGTGGGCATTGACCTTGGCTCGCGGGCCACGAGCCAAGCAGATTTAGAGCGGCTCGTGGCAGAGACAGCCAAGCAGGCGACGTTTCAACAAACGCAAGGCAAGCCTTGGATCATGAGCCCTGAACAGATCAAGGCCCGTCGAGATGCCGCACTGAAGAAACAGGCAGACCTACAGAAAACGCCTGAGGGGTACAAAAAGGGCGGGGCTGTCAGGACCTCGACTGCCAAGGGCCAGCTTGCTAAACTGAAGGCCGCGTGAGCGAGGGCACAGCCATGGCAACCAAGAGCACCAAAGCAGGTAAGAGCCGCGTGAACCAGGCAGGCAACTACACGAAGCCCGGCATGCGGAAAGCGTTGTTCAGCAGGATCAAGGCCTCGGCAACGCAAGGCACGGCCGCAGGCCAGTGGTCCGCGAGAAAAGCCCAGCTCTTGGCGAAGCAGTACAAGGCCAAAGGCGGAGGGTATAAAGATTGAAAGCGCCGCAGCAAAGCCTAAAAGATTGGTCCGCCCAGAAATGGCGGACCAAGAGTGGCAAGCCGTCCTCCAAGACCGGCGAGCGCTACCTGCCGGAGGCCGCCATCAAGTCCTTGTCCCCACAAGAATACGCAGCAACCACAAAAGTTAAGAGAGCGGGCAAGGCCGCTGGCAAGCAGTTCGTCAAACAGCCCAAGGCCATTGCCAAGAAGACCGCGCGTTTTAGATAACGCCAAGGACACATCATGCCTATCGACAAGTCTGTAAATCCTGCCCCGTCACTCGGGATCATCGCGCTCGAAGACGAGCCGCTTGACATTGAAATCGAGATCGACGAGGACGGCGGGGCGACGGTTGCGATCGGCAGTGACAACGCCGAAGAGGTGGACTTCTATGCCAACCTCGCGGGCGTGATTGAGCCGGAGGTCTTGGCCAAGATCTCGATCGACGTGTCGGCGATGTTCGAAGCGGACAAGGGTTCGCGGTCCGACTGGGAGAACATGTTCGCCAAGGGCCTTGATCTTTTGGGCTTGAAGCTTGAAGAACGGACCAAGCCCTTCCGTGGCGCGGCGGGCGTCGCCCATCCGATGCTGATGGAAGCCATCATCCAGTTCCAGGCACAGGCGCTGAAGGAGCTCTTGCCGGCGGGGGGCCCTGTGCGCACGCAGATCATGGGCAAAGAAACGGTGGAGAAGTACCAGCAGGCGGGCCGCGTGCAGGACTTCATGAACTACCAGATCACGACAGTGATGGAAGAGTACACGCCGGAGTTCGACCAGCTCCTCTTCTACACCGGCTACGGCGGCTCGACGTTCAAGAAGGTCTACTACGACTATCAGTTGAAGCGCATGGTGTCCAAGCTCTGCTTGGCCGATGACGTCTACATCCCGTACAACGGCTCGAGCGTCGTGTCCCAGTGCCCACGGCTCACGCACCGCATCGCGATGGACTCGAATGAGTACAAAAAGCGCGTGCTCTCGGGCGAGTACTTGGACATTCCTGTGGAGACGGCCGCAACGCCTGCCGATCCAAGCCCCATCCAAGCGGCAACGGACAAGGTTGTGGGCGTACAGCCGACCGATGACGTGGGCGAAGTGTTCTTGCTTGAGCAGTTGGTCGATCTGGACATCCCTGGATTTGAGGACACGGACGAGGACGGCAACCCGACAGGCATCAAACTGCCCTACGTGGTGACCTTGGCCGAGGACTCGTTGCAGGTTATCGGCATCCGGAGGAACTGGAAAGAGAACGACGAGCAGAAAAACCGCCGGAACTACTTCGTTCACTACGTCTTGGTCGAGGGTCCGGGGGCCTATGGCCTTGGTTTTGTGCACTTGATCGGCGGTTTGTCGAAGGCGGCGACGAGCGCCCTGCGCCAATTGATCGATGCGGGCACGCTGGCGAACCTCCCGGCAGGGTTCAAGGCTAAAGGAGCGCGGATCGCGGATGATTCTGACCCAATCCAGCCTGGGGAGTGGCGCGATATTGACGCGGGCGGCGCGGAATTGACGGCTTCGCTCATGCCTCTGCCGTACAAAGAGCCGAGTCAGGTGCTTTTTGCGCTGTTGGGCTTCTTGGTGGACGCTGGAAAGCGACTCTCGAGCACTGCCGACATGCAAGTGGGCGACGGAAACCAGTACGCGCAGGTCGGAACGACGCTCGCGCTCTTGGAACGGGGCTCGATGGTGATGTCGAGCATCCACAAACGGCTCCATTACGCGCAAACGCTCGAGTTCAGGCTGCTTTTTGAGGGTTTTGCGCATTATTTGCCCGATGAATACCCGTACGACGTGCCCGGAGCGAGCCGACGGATCAAAAAAGCGGACTTCAGTCGCATGGTTTCGGTCCAACCGGTGGCCGACCCCAACATTTTCAGCACTGCGCAGCGCATTCAGCTCGCCCAGATGCAGTTGCAGCTCGCCCAAAGCGCGCCGAACATGCACAACATGTACGAGGCGTACTATCGGATGTACGCGGCGCTCAATATTCGGGACATTGACGGCATTTTGATGCCCCAGAACACGAATATGCCCCGTGATCCGGCGGCCGAGAACAGTGATGTGCTGAACGGCATGAAGCTGAAGGCCTTCGCGGGTCAGCAGCACGACGCGCACATCGCCGCACACCTGATGATGGGCATGTCGCCGCTCTTGCAGTCTAATCCGATGTCGGCGATGGAGTTGCAGAAGCATGTTTTGGAGCACATTCGGCTGAAAGCGGAAGAAGATGTGGAAGTAGACCTCTTCAAGATGTACGGCACGGACCCCGACCGCATGATTTCGCCGATCCAGAAGGAAGGCATGGTCGCAATCAAGGTTGCGACCAACATGCAGGAGATGAAAGACCTGCAAGGCAAGCTCTCTGGCGAGGGCGGCGAGGATCCGCTGATCGAATTGAAGCGCATGGAGATCCAACAACGTGCGCAGGCCGACCAGCAGCGCATCCAGCTTGACCAACAGCGCCTGGGGCTTGATCAGCAGAAGCTTCAGCAGAACAATCAGATCAACCAGCAGCGTCTGCGCCTGCAAGAGGTCAAGACAATGCAAGCACCGGGAGCTAGAAATGCCGCTTAAACGTGGTTCAAGTCAAAAGACCATCAGCTCAAACATCGGGGAGATGGTTCGGTCGTATAAAGAGTCGGGGAAGCTGGGAACAAGCAAGCCCAAGAGCATGAAAGCAGCCACCAAGCAGGCGGCGGCGATCGCGTACGAAAAGGCGGGCAAGTCTCGGAAGATGGCTAAGGGCGGCGAGATGATTTCAACACCCAAGGGAGTGCAAAAAGCGGTTGCGATCGTGAAAAAGAAGGACGGCACACGTCCGGTTCGCATATACTAGGCCCTGTAGTACCGCTCTCAGTCGGTGCGGCAAACCGACTGCTTTCATGGAATTACCATGCTCGAATTTGCAGAAGCAGTTCTGAAAGAAATCAGAAAGCTACAGCATCAGTCTGAGCAAATCGTGCTGAACGGCACGATTGCTGACATGGAGCGCTATCGCTTCATGATGGGACGCCTCGAGGGGTTGAGGATGGTCGAAGAATCCGTGAAAGGGCTTTTGAAAAAGCATTCGGACGAAGACCTTCTTGACTAGGAGATGCAAATGGAAGCTGTAGCAGATGAGAGCTTGACGGCATTGGAGCGCAAGTGGCGCGAAGAGGCTGAGAACAAGGGACCAAAGCTCGAGGACTCGTATACCGAGGACGGCTTTGACCCATCGAAGCTTGACAAGGCCGTGATGGATCGTATCCCAACGCCTACAGGCTGGCGAATCGCCATTCTTCCTTACCGTGGCGCGGAAAAGAGCAAGGGCGGGATCGTGTTGGCCGAAGAGACCCAACGCAAATCCAATCTTGCGACGGTTTGCGGCTACGTGTTGAAGGTAGGCAGCCTGGCGTACGGCGATGAGTCCAAGTTCCCCACCGGCGCGTGGTGCAAGGAGGGGGATTGGATCATCTTTGGCCGGTACGCGGGCGCACGCATCCCAATTGACGGCGGAGAGATCCGTTTGATCAACGACGATGAAGTGCTGGGCGTGGTCCACGATCCAGAAGACATTCTGCACATGTAAAGGAGAGCGCAATGAGCGGGGAACAGTTGGAGTTTAAGATTGGAGAGGACGAATCACCTGCCACCGTCCAGCTTAGTGAGGACGGACAGGCAGAAGTCATTGACAAGCCGCAGCCGCCAGCGGTTGCTACCACCGGCGGCGAGCAAGGTGATCAAGGTGACCGAGGCGAGCTGGATCAGTACAGCGAAAACGTCAAGAAGCGCATTGACAAGCTGACCGCGCGGCTGCGGGAGACGCAGCGGCGCGAACAAGCGGCGCTTGACTACGCGCGAAACGTGCAAGCGCGGGCCCAGCAGCTTGAATACCAGTACCTGAACACGGATCAGCAGCGGGTGGCCGAGGCCACGGGGCGCATTGAGACGCAGGCCATGGCGCTCAAGCAAATCATTCGCAAAGCGCGCGAAGAAGGCGACGTTGACACGGAGACAGAGGCGCAACAGCGCCTGACTTCGCTCACGATGGAGCAGGCTTCTGTCCAAGCGCAGAATGCGCAGCGTCAAGCGTATGAGCAGAACCTTGCAGCGCAGCAACAGCAGGCTGCACAGCAAGCGGCGTATCAGCAGCCCGCACAGCAGCGTCAGGTTGACCCTAAGGTGGAAGATTGGGCGGAGCGTAACCCCTGGTATGGCCGCGACACAGCCATGACGCATGCTGCGTGGGGCATACATCGGCAATTAATTGAGGCCGAGGGGTTTGACGCCAGTTCTGACGAGTACTATCATGAACTTGACAGACGTATCCGGGATGCTTTCCCCAGAAAGTTTTCCGGTGCGCAAAACGGGGCGGCGCGTAACGTGCAGCCGGTCGCACCCGCTTCCCGGTCCTCCGGGATCAACCAAGCTGCACGCCGCACGGTTCGCTTGACCCCAAGTCAGGTGGCCATTGCCAAAAAACTGGGTGTTCCGCTTGAGGAATACGCCAAGTACGTGAAGGAGTGATCATGAGTGACGTTAAAACTACCGTAGGAGCTGCTCCAGCTCTTAACCGTACTTCGCGAGACGCAGAGCTTCGCGCGAAGATTACGCGACGTCGTCCGTGGCAAGCGCCTTCGCGGCTTGATGCACCTGAGCCGCCTCCCGGATACAAACATCGCTGGATTCGAGCTGAATCAGCAGGCATTCAAGACCGCACCAACGTCGCAGGCCGTCTTCGCGAGGGCTACGAGCTGGTACGCGCCGATGAATACCCTGACTTTCACTCGTCCAGTCCTGAAGACGGTCGGCATGCTGGCGTGATCAGCGTCGGTGCCCTTCTTCTGGCACGTATCCCCGAAGAGACGGTTGAGGAACGAAACGCGTACTACCAACAGCGAGCGGGAGATCAGCTTCAAGCTGCGGACAATGAGCTGATGAAGGCCAATGCGCATTCGAGCATGGTCATCGAACGCCCTGCCCGCAGGTCTC